GCTCCCGACCTTATTGTTAAGATGCAGGCACTTGCTGCTAAATTTGCAATCATGTCACGTTACTACACCACCTTTGAAAAAGGCGGGGAGAATTCAAAAAAGAAGAACGTATATTACACAGCAGAAGAAGCAATTAATAGACTAGTTGATGCCCTTAAGTATTCAGCAAGATTTGGAGCATAATGAACATATTTAAAATTTTTCATAAGCACAAAACAGAAGATGTAGCATGTCCATTTACAGGTAAAACTTATATTATGTGCACTTCTTGCCAAAAGAGAGTTGGTGTCCGTAATGGGTAGAGATGTAATTGCTAATTTAAAATTTCAAAAGCCAATAGACGGAGGCTTTGATCCCGTCAAATTTGCCAAGATGTATGAGGAGGCGGTATTAAGTGGTAAAAGGCCTAATGAATTTACTCAAAAAAAGACTTTTAGCCCTAGCTCTGTTGGTTATGGTAATGGTAATTGTCCTAGATATTGGTTCATTGCTTTTACTGGTGCAGATTTTGAGAACGAAACCGATGCTATGGGTGTTATTAATATGGATAACGGTACGTATGTGCATGATAGAATACAGAAAGTTATGGCTAAAACGCCAGTATTCAAAGCAAACGAAACAGAAGTTACACATGATGATCCTCCAATTAGAGGATTTGCAGACACGTTTATTGAGTGGGATGGACAAGAAGTAGTAGGAGAAATTAAATCTGCTAAGCAAGAAATTTTTGATATTCGTCAAGCAGAAATGCAAGGGCTTCCATATCACAAGATTCAACTTCTTACATACATGAAAATTCGTGGAGCAAAGCAAGGCTTTTTCTTTTATGAAAATAAAAATGATAATTCGTTTTTAATCATTCCTATTAATATGGATGAAAAAAATACAGAATTGATTAACGGTGTTTGGGATTGGTTAAGAAAAGTTTATGCTGCTTATGAAGCAGGCACTTTGCCAGAAAGAACATTTACTAAATCTCAGTGGGCATGCAAAGGCTGTCCAGTAAAGAAAACTTGTTGGGCGGATAAGAAGGATCTGGGCGAAGTATACATAGAGCCTTTGGTGCTGGAAAAATGAAAAAAGCTTTAGCATTTACAACATATAATAGAATTGATTACCTTTCGCACACACTTATAAGTTGGCAAAAAGTATCAGATCTTAATTCATGGGATATACACTTTTATGTAGAGCCTAGTGATAAGTTTGAGCAAGTTTTACATTTAATTCAAACTTTTGAAGAAACTATAGGGCAGCCTGTATATATTCATGCAAATGAAAAGGTTATGGGAACAGGCGGTAATACTTGGAAACTTTTTGATGAATTATTTTCTATGTATGATTTTGTAGTGTTAGCAGAAGATGATGTTGTTGTATCCAAAGATATTTTAAAATATTTTGATACTCTTGAAAAAATGTATCGTGATGACAACGAGATAGCCATTATTTCAGCTAATACAAAGTGGCATACAGAGGATGTGTCAGGTGTTGTTCGTGAGCAAGGATTCAATGGACTTGTTTGGGGAACTTGGAAAAAGTATTGGGATAATTATTTTGGACCTAATTGGGACAAAGATTATTCTTCTGACCCAGTTCACAATGGCTGGGATTGGCATTTAAATCTTAGAATTATGCCAAAAAATAAATTGAAAAATATAAACCCTTTGGTATCTAGGTCTAACCATATAGGTATTAACGGAATGCATTGTGATGAAAAAATATTTGATATAACACAGTCACCTTCTTTTAAAGAAAACCATGAGTGGCAGTGGCTTGCGGAGGTTAAAGTATGAAATGCTCATATAATAAATGTAATAATGAATTTGAGCCAAGAACTCATAACATGAAGTATTGCTCTGATGAATGTTGTAGGACTGCTACTAATGAAAAGTTAAGGGAAGCTTATTATGAAAAAAAGGCAAGGTTGGCGGGTAAGAAAAGGGTCTGCAAGGCACAAGGATGCAATGTAATCCTTAGTAGATACAATGCTGACAAGATATGCGATAGATGTGCGAACGCTAAAAAAATGTTAGATAGAAATCAAATGATAGAGATGATAAGAAATGTCACTGGCAAAATTAGCTAAACCTAAAGGAACTAAAGTTCTGGGTATTGACGCAAGCACCAATAGTTTTGCATTTTGTCTTATGGATGGAAAAACCCCTGTAAAATGGGGGGAAGTCGAATTTGCTGGTGCAGATGTTTATGAAAGAATTCTTGATGCCAAGAATAAAATAAAAGCGTTTAAGCATACGTTGGATTTTGACTTTGTTGTTATAGAGGCAGCAATTTCTGTAAAATCTGTACATACAGGAATGAAGATGGCATACGTATTTGGTGCTATAATGGGAGAGTTACTTAGTGAAAAAGTGGAGGTTGTCGAAGTTCATCCAATAACTTGGCAGTCATATTTGGGTAATAAAAATTTCACTAAGGCTGAAAAGCAGAAGGTGAGAGATGATTTTCCTAATAAATCGGAAAATTGGTACAAAGGAAAAATTAGAGAGATTAGAAAATCTCGAACAATTGACTTTGCGAGAACACTGGGAATTAACACTGAAAATGATAACGTCGCTGATGCAGCGGGAATAGCGTGGTATGCAGTAAATGAAGTTGTATGATAGTAAAGACTGGGTTCATAAGAGATACGTAGTCGAAAAGAAAACAGTGCTTGAAATGGCTATGGAAGCTAAATGTTCACACATGACAATCCAAAGAGCCTTGGAACGCTGGGGATTTATTAAGAAACCTAGAAAATGGACTAAGGGTGACAAAAAGTAATATTTGTTTTAACATATTTCATATACCTCAGCTAGGTAAAGACTATGCTAGAAGGTTTGCATGTTATATAAATTTAAAACAGATTCTTTCATTTAAATATAATAATTTAAATAGTGAAACAATAAAGATACAAAATTCAGATGATTATGATAAGTTTGTTAAAAACTATTATAAATTAAATGTGCGTGATCTTTTGACCTATGGAGAAATAGGTTTATGGGCAAGTAATTTAGTGGCTTTTGACAATTTTTTAAAAAGCGAGTATGATTACTTAATGTTGTTAGAAGACGATGTAGTTCTTTATAATAATTTTTTTGAATTGTTTGAAAAATATGTTGAAGAATTACCTGAAGACTTTGATATTTTTTCTTTGCATGTAAGGGAAATGGAGCATGTTAGATTTACAGACTTTGAGAATCAAAACTCTGTAGTTCCACTCTACCAATGGTGGGATACAGGAGGAGTTCTTTTTTCTAGAAAAGGTGTTGAAAGAATATTAAAAGCAGTTGAATTAAATGGAATTGATTGTCCAGTTGATTTATTTTTTTATGATTGTAAAATAGAAGGTGATGATTATAGTGCAAAAGAGCCAAATGCAACCGATAAAGTTGTTAAAAAATATAACTTTGTATCATATGGCCTTCATCCAAAATCTATCCCATTAATGTATAAATTAGTATTAAAATCAAATATTTGGGAATTGCCAAGATTGAACTTTAACGAAAGGTGATAAATGAAACTAAAGCCAGTATACGCAGATGTAGATCAATTTAGTTGTGATGATCTTTATTTGCATGCAACCTCAGCACCCTCAGGTCATAGAATTTGGAATACGTGCCATGGGATAGCACAAATGCTTATTGAAAAGAATATATCTTATGGTGATTCAGCTCTGTCACCAATTAGAACATTTGCACAATCGGACGGGATTGAGCAGATCAAGGTTAGAATTGATGATAAGTTAAATAGAATCAAGAATAATCAAGGCTTTGCTGGTGACAATGATATTGATGATTTGATTGGTTATTTAGTTTTGCTTAAAATTGCAATTGAAAAGGGTAGAGAGTAAAAATGCCGCATTCTGATGGAGCAAATAAAGGTTGGTCTTTAGACAAGATTAAAGAAATAAATCCTAAAACAATATTGGATTGCGGTACTGGATCAGGAATATACTCTGACATTATTAAAGAAAACTTCCAAGACTCGATAGTTTTGGACGGGATTGAAGTCTGGCAGCCTTATATTGATGAGTATAAACTAGAGGAAAAGTATAATAGTTTAACTAAAATAGATGTAAGAAAACATGATAATTTTGATTATGATTTGGTAATTTTTGGAGACATTCTAGAACATATGTCCAAGGAAGATGCTCTAAAACTTTGGGATAAAGTATCAAAGCAGGCTAGATATGCGATCATAGCCATACCTATTATTCATTATCCACAAGGCCCATCTTTTGGAAATCCTTATGAAGTTCATGTAAAGGATGATTGGACAGTTCAAGAAGTTCTTGATTCTTTTACAAATATAGTAGAGTATAGTGTATTTGATATTACAGCAGCGTTTCTTGCAAAATTTGATTGACAATAAAGTAGAAAAGAGTTATAATTAAGTATGGCTACATATGAATATGCATGCATTGAATGTGATAAAACCGCAGAGGTAAAAAGAAGCATGAGTGAACCTGAAACAGTTCCTCCATGTCCAAATTGTGGTTATGGCATGACACGTGTTTGGAATGCCCCAGGAATTCAATTTAAAGGATCAGGATTTTATAAAACAGACAATGGATAATGAAATAGAAGTTGCAGGTCAGTTTGACCAAATGAATAAGGTTGTTGAAGAGTTGCTTAAAGGCAGCACTTCATCGCAAATTGCTAAAACAACTGGATTGACTCGTGTTCAAGTTGACAACCATATACAAACATGGAAATCTTTAGTTCAAGATAACAATGCTATAAAAGCAAGGGCTAAGGAAGCTTTGGCAGGTGCAGACGAACATTACAACATGTTGATTAAAGAAGCTTGGAGAACATTGGAGCAAGCAGATTTACAAGATGCTTTGCCTGTTAAAACTCAAGCATTAAAACTAATCGCTGATATTGAAGCCAAGCGTATTGACATGTTGAACAAGGCGGGAGTTTTGGAAAATAATGACATGGCAGATGAGATCCTAGAATCAGAAAGAAAGCAAGAGATACTTGTTGGAATACTTAGAGATGTAACATCATCATGTGATCATTGTAAATGGGAAGTTTCAAAAAGATTGTCTCAGGTTACTGGACAAGTAGAAGCTGTTGTAGTTAATGAGTGATTTTGATATCTTTTTAGATGCTTTGAGTGGTGATGAGTTTGATGAAACTCCAGCCACACTAGAAGACTTTGTAACTAAAAAAGAATATCTTGGATTGCCACCATTGTCTGAATTACAATACACAATGATTAAGGCATCAACTCAAATTTATAAGCGTGATACTCTCCATAGAATTTATGGGGAAGTTGAAGGCGAAAAAATATTTAAACAAACTTGTAACGAAGTTATCCTACAACTCGGTAAGGGTTCTGGAAAAGACTATACATCTACCATTGCTTGTGCTTACATGGTGCACATGCTTTTATGTTTAAAGGACCCAGCAAAATATTATGGCAAGCCTCCAGGCGATGCTATTGATATTATTAACATTGCTATTAACGCTGTTCAGGCTAACCGAGTATTCTTTAAAGGTTTTAATCAGCGTATTGAAAAATCACCTTGGTTCCAAGGAAGATATGTTGCTAAGGCCAACATGGTTGAATTTGATAAAGGCGTAACCGTTCACTCTGGTCACTCTGAATCGGAAGCATGGGAAGGATATAACGTTATTGCGGTTATCCTTGATGAGATTTCGGGATTTGAGTTGGAATCAACTTCTGGTCATGCCCAAGCAAAGACTGCATCATCTATTTATAAAATGTATAAGGGATCTATTACATCTCGTTTTCCAGATTTTGGAAAACTTGTGTTGCTTTCATTTCCACGCTTTAAGAATGACTATATTCAGCAAAGGTATAATGAATCTATAGCAGAAAAAGAAGTAGTTCTAAGGCATCATACATTTAAAGTTGATCCAGATCTTCCTGGTGGAACACAAGGAAATGAATTTGAAATTGAATGGGAAGAAGACCATATTGTATCTTATAAGATGCCAAGAATATTTGCATTGAAAAGACCAACATGGGAAATTAACCCTACAAGAAAAATTGAAGATTTTACAGCAGCTTTTTATTCTGACCCAATGGATGCACTTATGCGTTTTGCATGTATGCCACCAGAAGCAACAGATGCTTTCTTTAAAAACCGTTCAGTAATTGAAAAAGCATTTAGCAATCCAAAGCTAAATGTAGATGAGTATGGCAGATTTGATGATCATTTCCAGCCAGACCCAGATAAAATGTATTTTGTGCATGTTGACTTAGCTCAAAAGCATGACCATTGTGCAGTAGCACTAGCACATACGGACAGCTGGGTTACTATGAAAATTGGAGACAAGTACAAGGAAGCAGCACCAAAAATCATAGTTGATGCTGTACGTTTTTGGACCCCGACTGCATCTAAATCTGTAGATTTTACTGAAGTAAAAGACTATATAATTAGTTTAAGACAGCGGGGATTCAATCTAAAAATGGTTACATTTGACAGATGGAATTCTCACGACATGATGCAACAGTTGAAGGCACATGGAATTAATACTGAATTGCTTTCAGTTGCTAAAAAACATTATGAAGACATGTCTCTTTGTATTACAGAAGAGCGTGTCCTTGGACCACAAATTCAATTATTGATTGATGAACTGTTACAACTGCGTATTGTAAAGGATAAAGTAGATCACCCTAGAAAAGGCTCTAAAGACCTTTCTGACGCTGTTTGCGGGGCAATCTACAATGCTGTAGCACTTACACCAAGAGATCTTAATGGAGAAGTTGAGATATATACTTATTCTGGTGTATTTGCAGATGAGTTACAACAAATTAAAGAACAGTCTGATGCTAGAATTGCATCAAGTAATCAAATTAGATTGCCAGAAAGAAAAGAAATGCCAGCAACATTAAGAGAGTTTATGGGAATTGAACAAGATGAAGATGATGCTGAATTTGAAGTTGACAGCATGAGAATCCTGTAGTAGAATACAGACATGATAGCAAACGGAACACTTAAAACAATTGACGATGGTGAAGATATTTATGTTTCACTAACACAACTTTCAGAATACTTTACTGCATCAAGCATTAAAATGCGAGATGAAGCAAGAGAAATTGCTGGGCCAGATTACAAATATGCACAAGGAATGGTAGATATTATGTTCACTATTGCTAATGAAATTTGTGAGTTTGGTAAGTTTGAAGCACAACGCAGAATGATTGAAAGTCCAGAAGATTTGTTTAGAATGATTGACAAAGCTAATGGCAATAGTGTAGAATAAAGCAAGTAATGGGATGTAGCTCAGTTGGCAGAGCGTTCGACTGTTAATCGAAATGTCGTAGGTTCGACCCCTACCATCCCAGCCAAGGTCCGTTAGCTCAGTTGGTTAGAGCGTTGCCCTGTCACGGCAAAGGTCGTCGGTTCAAGCCCGATACGGATCGCTTGGATGTAGTGTAATGGTTAGCACAAGAGCTTCCAAACCTCTTGGAGTGGGTTCGATTCCTACCATCCATGCCAGTTATTAACCCACTATAAGAAAGAGTATAATTATGAATATGATGGCAGAAAAGACAGAAGAAGTTGTAGAAAAATCTTATGTACTTGGACCACAAGATCGTTGCGATTCTTGTTCTGCTGAAGCACTAGTATGGGTTAATGGAGTGGCGGGAGAACTATTGTTCTGCGGTCATCATTACAAAAAGCATGAAGAAAAACTTAAAGATTATGCATTTGAAATTATTGATGAGAGAGATAAGCTAATACAAAATAGAGCAGTAGGATCTGAAAACTAAATAGTTTTGCTCCAATAGCTTAATCTGGTTAAAGCATTAGTCTTATATACTAACGACTGTAGGTTCAAATCCTACTTGGAGTACGGGACAGTAGCTTAGTTGGTCAAAGCCCCGAACTCATAATTCGGTAATCGTCAGTTCAAGTCTGACCTGTCCCACTTATGATATAATATATTTAGCACTCGCCGATAGGGAGTGCCAATCTAACTAACTTGCTGAAAAGGAGCTAAGTAAAAATGACATATCTAAGTAATAAATACACATATACAACCACAAACACAAATCCATTCACAACATTAGAATCGGTATTTAATGATCCATTCTTTTTGGGGTTTGGAGATCAATTCCATCGCTGGACTACCAATAAAACAACAGCATCATCATTCCCGCCTTACAATGTAAAGCAGATTGATGAAGATAATTATGTTGTTGAACTGGCAGTTGCTGGTTATGATCGTGATGAAATTAATGTAACAGTAGATAAAGATACATTGGTAATTAAGAGTGATCGTGAAAAGGATGATAAGTCTGACTACCTTCACAAAGGAATCGCTGGACGTAACTTTACACAGACATTCACGCTTGGTGAGTATATGATTGTTAAGTCTGCTTCACTTGAAAATGGATTGCTTTCTGTTAAAATTGAGCGGGAAGTTCCAGAAGAAGCTAAGCCTAGACAAATCAAGATAAAGTAGGGTATAATATAAGTAGGTCGTGAGCGACACACCTTAGGAACATGGATATAGTTACGAATAACCAACTCCCGTGTGACCAGAGTTCTGCGGAGGACTACTTGGGCAGACGCCATTCATAGCAGTGGAATATTCGCTCACGGCCCTTATAATTAGGGGATAAAATGATTTTCAAAGATATGTCTAAAATAAAGACAATAGGAAAAGAAATTTATGTATATGAAAATTTTTTATCAATTGAAGAATGCGATAGCATTTATAATATTTTAAAGAACATGCCTGATGAAGAGTGGCATACAAGAAAAGATTATCCAATTCCCGCATTTAGTAAAAATCTAGATGAAACTAAAATTATTTTTAATAAATTAAAAAATGTTATTTTAGCATATGATGTTTTTTTAACAGAGTCTTTCGTTAAATTAAACAAAGGTGATTTTTGGGGAGAACATTCAGATAATGCTGATTTTGAAGAAACTAGAAAAAAGTCTTTAACATTAAAAGATAACGAACCATTTGAGATTGTTGATAATACAGCTTATGGAATTGTAGTTTATATTAACGATAATTACCAAGGTGGGGAAATATATTATCCTACGCAAAATATAGTCTATAAACCAAAGGCTGGGGATTTAGTAGTACACAGTGCTGAAGACTTAGCAGTTCATGGCGTTCAAACAGTTATAGATGGAACTAGGTTTTCATATTCAAGTCACTTATCTACAGAATTAAAGGTACCATTAAATGGATGATATAAAAGATTTATTTGATAAAGCAAAAGAAAAAGGTGAAGTTTTACTTTTAAAAAACTTTATGCCAGATGTTCCGACATGGGATAGTTTTATAAACAATTTGTATAACAAAGCACATTCAGAAACTCTTTCACATTTTACCCATGAAAGACACCTAAACGATATTGCAATATATAATTATTTAGATTTATTTGTTAGCCATGCTGCTAATGAAAATGATTCAAATGGTATTGATAATTTGCAAAATGTTGTTAATTACTTTAAGGAAAATCTAGGGTTTGAGTTTTTTAACATCAAATCTTTAATAAATTTTGCGGGGCATGAAAATTCATACTGGGTACATACAGATGGCCATGATGTTATATCTTGGCATTGTATTGGAAATGTAGAGTGGAGAATACATAAAGATGGGGCATTTGAATCTATAGTGTTAAATCCAGGGGATATTCTATTTTGCCCCGCAGGAGTATCGCATGAAATTATTGTGGATAAGCCTAGAGCATCCATAATTTTTGATTTTAACCCTCCAGCCCATTAATGTATAATTAGTTTATTATGACAGATGCACACAAAGAAAAGCTAAATATACACCTAATAACATCAATACCAGAGCATGAGCCAAGGGAAGATGATCCAAATTACCATTTGTTCAACAATGCAAAGAATAGAATTAAAAGGCAGGGACTTTGGCAGTGTATCATTAATGATGACCTGTGTTCTGGAGAGCCAGAACTACATCATAGTTTTATAGAATTTAGCCAGATTAACGACATGGATCCAAATAAAGTGGCAGCAGCATTTGGGCTACATTTTGAGAATGATCAAGATTTTCAAAACTTTATTGAAAGTCCAGGAAATCTAGAAGTACTATGTGCTGCTCATCACAGAACACATTTTGGTATTCATCAAATTCCCGCACCTTTGTGGGAGACATTTCGCTTTCGGAAAACAGGAACTGAGCCTGCTGCTGAGGTAATTACAGGCGATAAGTGATATAATTAAACCATGAATATTGAAAAAGATTTTGCAGCTAATTCTGGTCGCATCAGCGGTGGCGTTGGCTGGTCTATTCAGTTTAACACTCCAGACTGTCAGCATGGATGGTCGGTGGTAAAAGAAGGCACTGGTCAATCTATTGGCTGCTATTTTAAAGAAGAAGATGCACAAGAAGCATTGGAGGCACTTGCCGTGACAGAACCAATTGTAAATAAAGCTGAAGGTGGATATAAGCCAACTGCAGGAATGAAATCTGCAGCAGCAAAAGCAATTAAATGGAAAGAAGATGGAAAAGCTAACGGTGCTGGAACAAACGTAGGCTGGACTCGTGCACATCAAATTGTAAATGGAGAATCACTTTCTCTTGATACTGTAAAGCGTATGTACTCTTTCTTTTCCCGTCATGAAGTTGATAAGCAGGGTAAAGATTGGGATAAGCCATCACATGGAAAGGTCATGTGGTATGCGTGGGGCGGGGATGCAGGATATTCTTGGTCACGTGCTATTGTAGAAAGAGCAAATAAAGTTGAAAAAGGTGAAGCATCGTGGGATGGTGCATTTGCCCCAGTTAAACTTGAAAAAAATTATGTAAGAAAATGCATGACTTGTGGTTGCGATGATATGGGCAATGACCATCATTATATTTCTGATGTAGAAAAGTGTATGTATTGCATGAGCAAGGGTCAGGGACCTTGTTGGGACGGATATGAATATATTGGTACTAAAGAGCAAGATGGTAAAAATGTACCAAATTGTGTTCCTAAAAAAGTTAAAAAGGATGATGCTTCTGGTCAAGTTAATCAAAATCAGCAAGAAGGTATTGGTTCTTTAAATTTTTGGAATGGTTCATTTGCTCCCGCAATGGGATTACAAAACGGAGATGCTGGCTGGAAGTCAACCTATAATTCCCCGCCACAAAATGACGGGAAGCAAACAGTAGGTTACGGAAATCATAGTGATCCAAAAGGTAGAAGTAACCAATAGTAAAAACTAGTGTATAATTAATGATAGATATTGCTTTAAAGCAATTCAATTTTGGAGGAAATATGCCACATAATATTATAGTAAATGATTTAAATCAAGTTGAATGTTATGAAGAGGGATCTAAAATCCCGCATCTTCGTCAACCACATTGGCCTGATGGAACGCATTGGGCAGATGCAGCAGAAGCCCAACAATGGGCAGACCTGTATGCAGCATCAGAGAATGATGCAAATGCACCTTTTGCTCCAGATTCCAAAGGAAAACCTGGCTTAGTAAAACATGTAAGTCCACAACAAATAATATCTTTTAATGATGGAGTAAGTTTATTAAAAAATTCTACGACCTTAGAAGAAAAGAAAAGTGCTTATCAAGCTTTTATAAAAGCTAAAAAGGGGGGAAATTAAATGTCTTTAGGTAATACTATTTCAGGGCAAGCCACACTTTCTGGCTCAGTAATATTTCAAATATCTTCTTCGGGTGGTTCAGGTGGAAGCAGTGGTATTTATGTAGCAATAAGTGCTGGAGGTCCTACAGCTTACTCTAGCGACGGTGTCACTTGGACGCAAGGAAGCAATTTAATTATACAATCTCAGATTGATATTTATGGATACCAGTCTGTAAACTGGATATCAATAGCATACGGAAACAATAAATTTGTTGCAATAGAAAATAACGGAGTAAGTTCGGCAGGTTTTACTGGACAAGAATATGCTTATTCATCGGACGGTATGAATTGGACAGTTGGAAATCTACCATTTGCCAGCAACTGGGACAGTGTGGCATATGGAGATGGTAAATTTGTTGCTGTTGCATCATTTGATTTAGGTTTTAATCCTATAGGTTTAACTGCGTATTCAACTGATGGAATTAATTGGTCAACCTCAGCAATCTCAAATCCAGATAATTTATCTTTTGGAGACATTAAATATGCAAACGGAAAATTTGTTTCTTTTGCTGGCTGTGATTCTAATTTTAATCCAACGCAAAAAGCAGCATACTCCACAGACGGAATAAGTTGGACAAATGTTACACTACCAGTAGCAGATTATTGGTATCGATCCGAATATGGAAATGGAATTTGGTACGCTGCTGGTGTACTAGGAAATTCAATTTCTTCTACAGATGGAATAACATGGACAGTGGCTTCTCCACTTTTAAGATGGGATGGAGTTCCTTTGTCAACATTTAATTTAGCTTATGGTGATTCAAAGTTTGAGGTTTTATCAAATCAAAGTCTGGACGGATTCGGCGGACCAACTTTTACCCTATATTCCTCGGACGGCGTTACTTGGACACAAGGAACTGGACCAGAAGCAGGTTATAGCCCTGTATTTTACGGAGCAATGATTTATGCAAATGGTAAATTTGTAGCAGTTAATCATGATTCAGGAGATGGTGGTTTGACAGATCAAGCAGCATACTCCACAGACGGAATAAGTTGGACAAATGTTACACTACCAGTAGCAGACAACTGGACAGCTCTAGGAACATCATTTAGTTCGTAATAGTGGTATAGTCCTGAGCATGACTGTAAAAAACTGCTCATATTTAAATATAATGTATAATTAGTTACATGAAGAAAGTCTCGTCATCTTTAGCATTTTATATACAGAAATACCCAGCAAGATTGTCTGGTTATCTTTCTGCTATGAGTCTAAATGCTATGAAATATTGGCCAACTTTTCCGACTGGATTGTTAATACCTTTTGCTATGATTTTAATAATGATTGGCGAAGGTAGCCAGAGAATTGAAGATAAGAAAACACTTCAAGCTTTGTATACAGAAAACGATCCTCATAAAAAAGATGAGGAGATTCTAGCGGAAATGATAGAACATTTAGAGACTAGTAAAAAGGAGAAGAAAAATGGCAGAGCAAAAAGATCTCGTTGATGCACTTGTGAAATTACAGTCGCTTGTAGTAAAGATGTACGGACAAGCACACGGGTATCATTGGAATGTAGAAGGTGCAGGTTTTCCACAATATCATAAGTTTCTTTTAAAGATTTATTCAGACGTATATGAGTCAATTGATCCAATCTCAGAGAATCTTCGCAAACTAGGAGCAAAAGCACCATTTGGCG